CGAGGCTTGTTTCTGTTCTACTTTCTAATTCTGCTGTATAACCTAATTGATCTATTTCTATAGATTGTGCAGGGTCGTTTGAATCCATATCACATCTAAATTTAAATCCTCTAGCAACATATGTACCATTAACAAAAGGATTAAACTGACTAAATTCAGCACTGAATGTACAATTACCACTTGTGGTTAAAGAAGTTGCAGAAGTTAAAGTAAAATTATTTGTTGTAACGCTTTGTATTTCGTAATCACCATCAACACCTGTTCCAGAAGTAAAGTCAACATTAACAAAACTACCGACAGAATAACCATGAGAAGATTTCGTAATTGTAATTGTTGTACCTGATATTGCATAAGTACCAGCAGTAGAAGTATCAGGATCGCTGTCAGTAGTAGCAACAAGTAGTTTCGCACCAACATTTAATGCAAGCACTCCGTCAAAATCTGTCCAAGTATCTAATAAAGCTGTTCTATCATCAAACAAATCAGTAGGATAAAAACCTTGAGTAACAAAATGTCTAAGCAATGTTAAAGGCTGCTTACCACCTAAATCTAAAGTATTAGCAAAAGAATATGTACCAGAAGTTGCAGTGACAGTTCCTAGATTATCAAAATCTGATATCTGGTCAAAATCAGTTATAGCATCTAATAATATGCTTCCACCTAAAATTAAACCATTTACTGAAGAATCAAAACTACAATCAACTTTTGTGCCTTGGAATGGTGGGCTATCTAGATCTTCTCTGTCAGTTAAAACTGTTAACTTTGGTAGAGTATTAGGTTTAGTATTTATTAGAGGTATTGAAGCGGCATTTGCACTAAGTCGTCCTCCATCGTCTCGGAAGGCAAGAAGATAAGTTCCATTTACAATATTTGGCACAATCGACTCACTGACGTTGCCAGAAAGTTCTGGTAAGACATCAACAGCATTTGAAAAAGTTGCTCCTGTTATAAGATTGGAACTTCTGATAACCACGTTACCTCCATGAATAACGTCAACATCTGTAGATTTATCAAAACGTAGTCGCACAAATTGATCTGATAAAGGTTCTATTCTTAAATTTTGTACATCTTCTGGTAGAGCAGTTTTACCTTGAGCTATAAAAGTAAATGGTGTTGGTTCAATACTTGGTTCAAAAAATGCGTTGTAACTAAAAACTTCAAATTCATATGTTCCTAGTTCACTATCAAATATCTCAAATACTGGACTTTGTACAATAGTTGTTTGAAAACTACCGTCATTAAATTTATGCTTTACTGAATATTGACTTACACCTGCGACAGGCTCCCATGATAAAAGAATTTTACTTACTGCTCTATCACCTAAAACAATAATTAATTCTTCTGCTGTCAAATCACTAGGGGAATCTTTTATTTCAACTAAATTTGTAATAACTGGTGTTGTTATTGCTGCTCCGTCCTCAATGAAGGCATACTTATCAGAGTTGTGAAACATTCCAGTTATGGTAAATAAATTATTATCTTCAGTAACAGATAAGACTCTAAAATCTTCAGTTTCAACAGCAGTTCTTACTAATAACCAAACACTATTAACTTGTGGTGCAGAAGCAAATGCACTAGAAACTGTGATAACAGAACCAGATATTGTAGATATTGTTTGAGTTTCTAAAGTGCCATCTGTAAGTATTACTGATAATTGATCCCCACTAGCAGCCTCAGTTGGTAAGTCTTTTGTGTTATCTACAGTAATCTGTGTTGTTGTAGCTGCTGAAATTCTTCCAGAACGTCTTAATCCGCTACGAACAGGGTCTTGGATTGTAATTATATTGCTAGGTCTGATCAACGATCCAGCATCAGCAGTTGTAGTAAATGCAACAGTTTCCGTTTCGTTATTCTGTGTAAAAAGATGCCATAAACCCATTCTTCGTGCTTGTGCCTGATCGCTACAACCTATTGCCTCAATATTTTTAACAACTACTCCATACTTTGATTGGTTTGCAGCAGTATCTTCAACAGTTTCATACTCATAGGTTCTGGTTTCATTTTGAAAATATTTTACATTTATTACTGTATCTTTTGTTTTTTGGCTTGCGCCTGTATAAACAAAACCATCTTCAGTCACGTTTGCATAAGAAAAGAAATATGAGCTTGTAGTGGGTCGATCTTGAACAAGAGTTACTTTGCCATCTTCAAAGAATAAACTTGCTCTCATAATTGAAGCAACCTTATTGAGAATCGTATAACCCTCAAAAGTTCTTTGAATAACTAAATTGCAACTAAATCTAGGAGCAGTACCACCTTGACCATTATCTATAAGTGTTGAATTATATTCTGAAGCGTTATAAAAAGAAAATTTATCTACCTCATCTTCTGATATAAAATCACCAAACCCAGCCCTACTTTCAGTAATAAGATCATAAAGAACCCAAGCTGGATCATTACACCATTCTTTAGCAGTTTTTAATGTGCCATTAAATGAGCCACTAAAAGACAACGAACCATCTGATCTAACAGTCGCATTGTGAGGAATCTTGATAAGACGGCCTCTAACTCTATACATTCTCTGTGGAACGGATCTAAAGATTTCAGCATCAAAACGTAAGGCAGCAACAGCAGTATTTGGATAAGTAGGTGTTTCAAAAACCAACTCTGTTATTGAAGTTAATTCAAAAGCATTTACAAGCCTTACATCTGTACTGTCTGCTGTTTCTCTTGTTAAAGTTACAGTTAGTGGAAAATCAGAAGTGGCAATATCTGAAGGCAAAACTATAATATGATCTTTAAAATAAGGTGATGTACTTTTACCAATAATTCGCCCACCACTTGAAAACTTTGAACGATCTAAACCAGTCAATAAAGTTTGCGGAACGATTTTTTTAAGTAAAGTACCAGCTTGATCTTTTACTTGAATATTATATTCAACTGTTGTACCAGATATATTTCCATCATCTTCTATTTTTTGTAAGCGTGGAAAACCAACAGTTACTCTTATACCATCTGTATTAGTATCAGTTATAGAGACAACTTGAGGTTGGGCAACAGTTACAGTTTGTCCGATAGGTCTATCTCTTTCTGTTTCAGATACACCTCTTATTTTAGTTTGATCTGCTGTACCTACTTTTGGTATAAATGCTGGTCTATTAGAGGAAGTCGTACCAAAATTAAACGTACCGTCTGCTGGATCTGTGTCTGAGGCAGATTGTTGTAAAACTTGTACGTTGTTTAAAAATACATCTTTTAAAGCAGTTCTATTATAATCATCTGTTCCTAATGTATGACCAGCATCAATAGCAGATGGAAAACCAGCTATTTCACCTTCACAAATTACATCTACAGTTGTAACAAATTGACGAGAACCAATCTCGCCATCTTTCATCTCAGCATCATAATACTTTAAACCTTGACCACCTTGATAACCAAAAGAGAAATCAAAACCTCTCCATTTAAAATCTCTTACACTTCTAGGTAATGGCATTCTTTAACCTCCAAAAAATACAGGGGCAGTATCAGTTCCCGATGACACCACAATAGATCCAGTAAACACTTCTCCATAAATAAGAGGTATGCAAACTCCACTACGAGATACGTTTTGAATGCCACTAAATGAAAAGTTAACTCTCGAATCTGTTTCACTTAAACCAGAGGCCAAATCACCAACATTAGGTTGTTGTTGAGGAAATAACATATTACTAACACCACTTATAGCCATTGAAACCCCGACAGTTACTAATGCTGATCCTATTGTCGCAACAATCGCTATAGAAGATGCCGCAGCAGCAGCACCAGCACCGATAAATGCAGCAGCTAAAAATATAAATGCTCCAGAGACAATAGGAATCATTCTTATTTCACCTTCACTTTTTACTATCAAATCATCTTCTGTTTTTACAACATCATTATTAATTGTTATACGATACATATTTTGTTTTAGATGTGATTCTATTTCTGGATAATTACAGACTAAATATTTGTAAACATCTTTCATATTTTTAACATCTGCATAATTAACGTGCCAACCAACTAACTCAGCTAATCTTCCATACAGTTTAATTTTTCTTAAACCTTGCTCATCTTCTCTTCTTTCTCTATCAATAAACTTACTTTTATCAAGCATAGGCTTATGCTCTGCTGGTTTTAATTCTTGTACTTTGTCATTTTCTGGATCAAAAATAAACCATGATAAACCAAGAAAATCACAATTTTTTATATCTTCTTCTGATGGTGTTAAATCTCCATTTGGGTGCGAGTGGCAGATATGTAATACAGTCCCAGTTTCTTCTGCTCTTGCCCAATCTTCTGGATCAATAATAAAAGAATTAACGCCTTCAACAGCGATATTTTTACAAGGATAATATTCCTCTTTCCCTTCGATATCTAAAACCAAACCACAAGACTCCTCTGGTAGTGCAGCTTTAGCGTGATGTAATGCTTGTTCTTGCCAGTTGTTCATGCAAACGTACCAACAGAAGGAAAATCTTTTCTTGTGATTATTCTCTTTGGTGCTGTTCTATTTTGCAAGTCAAGAGCCATTGCAAGTTCAAATTCTACAAAGTTTTTACTTTCTACAGTTTTTCTATCAATAAAAAATGTTTGGTTTTCGTAAGTATTATTTGCTGGTGTTCCAAATGGATTAGTGCCAGATTTAAAGTTTGCATTATCAATAAATTTTAACAAGGTAGTAATTCTTTTGAATTTCGCTCCATTCAAATCATTTTTAGGAGTTGTTAGGTTTGCTTGCGTCATTAAGGCAGTAACACTAGATAATATATTACTTATTCTTACCGTTGGTCTTGGTAGTGCTGTTCTTGCTATGGAATACTCAAAACCATTTGCTTCAATAGGTATTCTTTGATATGTATTACCTTGAAAAACAACATTAAATGTAGTGTTCATATTAATGCCATTATGAAACCTAGAAACATCAGTACTGCCATGTAAAGCAGCTACAAGATGTATTTCAAACAATTCTATCTTTGCACTAGGGTTAGCCTTTTGTAGCTCTTCTGTAGGTATTGCCATTATGGTTCAAATACCTCTCTAAAGGTTGCGTTGATTGTTGCCCTGTTTAGATAAGGGATAGATTTTGACCAGCCTTCGCATACAAAATTAGATGTTCCAGATTTAGTGACTGTACAATTCCCAGAATTTGTTGCACTACTTCCAGCAGTAATAACAAATGTATTTGCATTAGTCAACGAAACAACGGAGAACGTACCATCAGTTGCAGAGCCAGAAGTAAAATCAACAGTTATAGAATCGTTAGCAAATAATTGATGTGCCGTAACAGAAACAGTAATGGTAGTGCCACTTTGTGAATAAGTCCCTGTTTTTACAGACTCTTCACTTGGTGGGGTAAATGTAAATGATTCTTGATCTAATGCTCTTTCATTTAAAAAATATTCAATTTCATCACTTGCTGTTTCTGAAATATTCTGAAAAGTTAAATTATAAATTTTTCCATTTTGATGTGCGGCTATGCCTACGAGTTGACGTTGTTCAAAACCATCGGCAAAACGTACCTTTTTAATATTTGGCTGACTTCTTTTTGAAAAGCCGCTATATGCTGGTTGTACTGTAGTTGGAAAAGCTGCCATAATTATGCGTTAGATAAAAGCCCGCCAGCACGTTTTTGGTTTATAAGTTCAGCTTGTATTGCTGAAGCTAGTATATTACCAAACTCGTTAGCCTGTTCGTTATCACCTTCAACAGAAGAACCAGAAGCATCTACATTAACAACAACATTAGTTGAGCCACCCATATCAGAATTAGGAACTATACGACCACCTGAGTTTGGAACAAACATTTCTGGCCCACGTTCTCCAACTATATAACTTTTACCAGTACTAACAGGGCCACCATTTGCTCTAAAGAATTTACCAATTCCAGGAAGTCCACCAAGAAGAGAGTTTACACCAAACTGAATGAGTGATCTTTGAATCTGTGTAAATACACT